GGAGTTCTATCGCATGCCCGGTGCATGGTTTGTCGAAGATCGTGACTTTGGTCTTGCGCGTTTTGTTCCCGCGGCCAATGTGCAGATGCTTCCGCTCTTCGCCATGCAGCTTGCGTTCATGGGCTTTACAGAAAGCGTGCCCGGCGCGATATGGATGCAATATACTGCAGGCCTGACTGCGTATGACTACACAGCACGCTTCTCTTTCATGAAGCAGCTTGTCTTGGCGCAAGCCGCGCTCACAGCACTGCGCTCTATCCAAGGCACAATCAATCTCGGCGCAGACAGCTATCGCATGACCGTCGACGGCTTGCTTTACGAGACGAAATACAACGGCGTGATCGGCCCCTTCGGTGCCCTCATTGCGCAATTCCAAACTCTGCGCGACGAACTTATGCACACCGCGCGCAGCAAGGTTTCCGGACCAATGGTCAATGTGCTTTAACAGCCCCTGAGAAAAGCAGAGCAAGAGCATGGGCAATATCCCCTTCCCCGCACCAGCCCCAAACATGCCCTTCATGCCGCCGCTGGAGCCGTACATCCTCCCGTCGCGGGCCTTCGACATGCTCCTCGGCAATTATGGCATCAAGCTTCTCTGGCAGCGTTCCCATCTCTGCGCCTGCACCTTTGGCGGCACGATCCCTGGCAGCCCCGACTATCAATGCACGACTTGCAACGGCCGCGGCTGGTATTGGGACGCGCCTTACGGCCCATGGACCGGCCTCATCACCTTCATCCACATGTCGCCGACGCCGGATGAAGCTGGTCAAGTCAACAACGAAAAGTTCGGCTTCATCAGCCGCGCCGAGCCGACGCTTACCATCCCGCGCTCGCTCGGGCCGTTTGACAGCCCCACCTACAACGACATTCTGTCCGATGCAGATATCCTGCTAGAGCCAGATATCTTCAACCTCACCGTCACCACTGGCTCGGAGAACCAGGCCTGGCTGGAAGCCTCGCTCAACGACATTTTTACGGAAATCGACGCCATCACACGGTTTGAAACAGAGCTGCAGGTCGGCGGCGTTACCACCGTCCCGTATCAGCAGCAACTCTCCATCCCAGTCTCCGGTGCCGTCACCGTCTACAACACGACAACGCACAGGATAGACTCCGTCAGCAGTTACACCGTCTCCGGCGCGCAGGTCACCCTTTCCTCCGGCTATGCTCCCGGCACTGCGTACGTCGTGAGCTACACCGCGGCGAAGTCCTACGTCGCATGGCGTAATGCCGGCGCTCAGCCGCATGCACGTCCGTTTGCGCAAAGTGGCCAGCCGCGGCGCTTCCGCTTGCAAGAGCTTGATCTCTGGCTGCGCGGGAGTGGGAAGGTTTAACATGCGCAACCGCGTCTACAACGTCTACTATGATGGCTCGCCCGGCGACATTACAGAGATCGGGCTTGCGATTTATGCGCGTTGGGTTTCCTTCGCACTCGGACAGTCGGAATTGAACGGCCATCGTGTGCAGCATCCGACCGGCAAGATGGCCTCCGCCATTCGCGTGATAGAGCGCGGTGACAATCACATCGGCATCATCTTCGACGAACGTCTCGCGCCGGAGATCCGCTGGCTTGACGAAGGCCATGGCCCGATCGACATGAAGAAGTACATGAAGCCTGGGCAGATCATCCCCATGCACCGCGGTCCTGCGGGACAGTTCGGCGGTGCAGGCTATGGCCCGCCTGTCTTCCAGCCCGTCATGCCCGGACGGCGTCGAAGCCGGATGCTCTGGGCAGCGCCACGCGAAGCAGGCCGCAGTGGCTTCGCACGCATCCCCGGCGAAAATGAACCCGGCGGCGACCCAGATGCGTGGGTTATTCCAGCCATGCCGGCGTGGTCTGTTATTTCGGCGCTAACGGAGATGGCCGAGAGCGGAGACCTGCATGCCTGACATCTTCGCCCAAGCTGTTCCCACCGGCGGCGCGATCGCCATCAACGTCTCCGGCGTGCCATCAGGCGTCTCAACTCTGCAGCGCGCCGCATCCGGCATTGGCGCGACGTCAGGCTATTCGCAGATTTACAGTGGCCCCGTTCTCGCCTTCTACGTCGACGTCGGCGACGGCACGCCTGGCCCGCTCAATCCGAACTGGTCCTTCAGCTACCTCTACACAGACAGCCTCGGCTCTGGCGCGACGCCCTACATCCAGCCCATTGCAACATTGCTCCTGCAATCGGACTCAACAACGCAAATCCTTGTCCGCCTCATCCAAGGCGCCATGAACTCCCTTGTCGTGCCATTGGGCTTCCCGCGTCCGCAGGTGACGCAAGCCATGCCCATGGGCGGTTCCCTGCCCATGCCTCTCATCGTCGTCAACGTCGACCTGCTGCAAATGGCCGAAGTGCCAATTGGTCAGAGCGTCACGCCGATCGACCCCATCTCCAACCAGCAGATCATCACGCAATTTGCACATCGCACCTACCGCGTCAGCCTGCTCACGCAGAACGTCGAACAGCGCGACTTCTACAAAGAGGCCCTGATCGGCATCTTCGAAGCGGTGTACCAGACCGTGCTCCAGCCACTCGGGCTCGACACCACGCATAAATGGCAGGCGACAGCGGGGCAAATTGCCTACGACCCGAAAGCCATGGCGCCGGGCTTCTTCTACGCCGAGGTCATGCTGGACTTTACCGGGACGCTGAACACCATCATCTCGCCCGAGGTCGGCCTGATTGAGCATTTCCTCTTCACTGCGACGCTGGATCAGCAGGGCACGACGCAGGTTGTGAACGTTCCGCCGAGCTGACAGGCACGCGCCCGCACGCCGACCGGTCTAGGGATTTCCACCCCTCCCCAGCTATGCTGCCTCCTGAACCCTGCGAGCCCGCTCCATGGACGAGAATGCCGCTGTTGCCCTGCCTGCCGAACTCGTCCGCGATGGCGCAGATGAGCCTGCGGTCGGCGCTGGACGCGAATTTCCCATCCCGCTTGGCAAGTTCATCGCCAGCCTCGCAAAGACGCCGGAGGAGGTCTGGGGGCATCTCCTGTCCCTCCATCACCAAGGCGAGAACCACACCGTGACCGAATGGCGCGAGCTTCTCGCTGGTCACCAGCAGCGCAAGGGGTAGGAATAAATGCCTAACTTGAACGTACCGTTTGCTGGGCAGACTTTGATCATTCCGGGCGCCTACTACGCCGACAACGTTTCACAAGCGCTCATCCCTGCCCCAGGCACAACGCCGCCGCTGATCTTCATCGGCTTTGGCTATGGCCAGCAGCCATTCATTCCCGCGACTTACGACAACCCTAACGACCTGCTCGCAGCCATCCGCGGCGGGCCGTGCTCCGGCTTCGTGCAATTCCTGACCCAGCCCTCGCCACAACTCTTCGGCGCGCAGCAGATCACCTACATCAACGCCAGCGAGAACACGCAAAGCTCAGCGCAGCTTTCAAACGGTTCGTCCGGCGTCATCAACATGCAGTCCACAAATTACGGCCTGCCGTCGAACCTGCTGCAGATCTCTGTCGTCAACGCGACAGACACAAACAACGCCAAGAAAGTCACGCTGTTCGACGGCGCGGCCAATCGCACCTTCGTCGGCGATGATCTCGGCGTGCCCTTCCAGCTTGCCTACACAGGCGCCGCAACCGGCGTGACGTACACCGTCTCGGGCTCTGGCGCGACCAACACCGCGGTGAACTTCATCACTACATCACCGAACAGCGGCGAGTCGGTCAACATCTCGCTCGCGGCCGGTGCATTCAGCACCGTCGAACAGGTGGTGGAATATCTCAACGGCACAGGCTTCTACAACGCGACAATCCTACACAACGATGGCGCGTTTCCAGCTTCGGGCTTGAACGTCCGCACAGCAGTTGCTCTTACAAGCGGGCTCGGCGATATCCGCGCGACCCTGACCGACATCGTCTGGTGGCTCAACAATTTCGCTGGCGGGCTTGTCACGGCTACCATCCCGGGCGGCATCGTAAACACAATCGGCTCGCAGCCGCTGAACCAGGTCCTCACGCCATTTTCCGGCGCAGCTTCCGTCCCGCCGACACTTGCCGACTATGCTTCCGGCCTCAACGCGGCGCTCGCCGTCCCAGGCTGGTCGGTCTTCATCGACAGCAATGCATCAGGCGTGATCGCACTTGGCGTCGCGCATGCCAATTCCGCATCCTCGCCCGTGAATGGCAAATGGCGCCGGTTCTTCACAGGCAGTACGTCCGGCATGACGACCGCGCAAGCAGTTGCGCAAGCCCAGCAAATGGCCTCGTCAAACGCGACATTCGTCTACCCTGGTATCTACGCCATCAACCTGCAGACTGGCTTGAACACGTTTTACACCGGGCTCAGCGCGGCGGCGATGGTCGCGGGCATGGCAACGGGCAACGCAGTCGCAACGCCTCTTACAAACAAGGCGCTTTCTGCCACCGGCGTGGAAACACAGCTCACCGTCAGCCAGATCGACAACCTGCAACAGAACGGCGTCATGCCGCTTTGGCAGTCGCCGCAGACGAACCTGCCGACCATCGTCTCCGATCTCACCACATGGCAGCTCGACGCGAACCCGGAGAACGTGTTCAACCAGCAGATCGCCTGCCGCGATTACCTCGCCTACAGCGTCATCAACACGCTCAATCCATACGTCGGCACGATTGCGGATAATTTGACCGAGCAGCGGATCCTGACCGCGGTCAAGACCATGCTCAACGCGCTGCTTTACAGCAGCGGCAACAACAACGCGGTGTTGAACTCATGGGACCCGCGCACGCTCAAGCTGGTTTATAACGGCCAGCAACAGCTTGCGGCGATTACGGTCAATGTCATCTTCGTCGGTCAGAACCGCTTCATCACGACCACCGTCAACGTGCTGCCGCTGCAAATCACGCTCTCGGCGACTGCATAGGAGTTAGAACGCAATGCCCGGCTTTAACCCGCAGCAACTGCAGTACAAGGCGCTCAATGCGAACGCCTGCGTCGTTCTTGTTGGCGATCAGCCGCTCGCCTTCGCGCAAACTACATCGCACACCTTCGCGTTCGGCACGGAAGCGCTTTACGGCGTGGGCAATGCCAAGCCGCAGGAAATCCAGCAGCTGCGCATCTCGCCCGAAATCTCGCTCGACAACTTTGCCCTGACGGAACTCGGCAACACGCTCATCCAGGGCGGCGTGACTTTCGCCTCCATCATCGCGAACAACCAGTTCGCCATCTCCGTCATCGACGGGATCGACAACATCGTCCTCTTTACATACGTCGGCTGCGTAGCGCGCAACTTCTCCGAGACCGTCGCCGCAAACCGGCCGATCACAGATGCGATCTCGTTCGACGCGATGGACGTGCTGGATCAAAGCGGCCAGAGCATCCTCAACGGTCCGAATGCGTTTACGCTCTCCGGCGCAGGCGCGTCGACGGTCAATGGCGGGCTTGGCGTGACGGTGACGGCGTCGCTTTAAGCGGCGTGCAGGGCTAGAAATCCTGAGACATATAGCAGGATGATCGTGCAGACGAAGTAGCACACAAACAGTGTGAAGCTACGTGTCGGCTCTGGAACACCCATACCACCAAGCAGGTACTTCACTGCCTCACAGAACCCGAACAGGAGCGCCAAGGCGAGGATGATCATATTCATCGTCCGATTCCTCCTACGAGGTAGAGTATGAGCAGGATAACCAGCAGCAGCCCAAGCACACCACCCAGGCCTGGCGGCCCATAATTCTGGTGCGCGTAATAACCGCCGCCGACACCGAACAGCAGCACTAGCACGATGATGATGACGAGAAGGTTCATGCGGGCTCTTCTTGGTATGACAGGTGCTGCCCAGCCTGCTATAAGCTGCCCCAGCCTAGCATGAAACCCCAAGGAGTCCCATGCCCCCCGATACCGCCCCTACGAACGCCACCGGCGCCCCTGCGCCTCTGCAAACCGCCCTCACCATCAAGCTCGTCGGCGCATCCTACGAATTCCG